TATAATCATCTAAGTTCATTGTGGCTATCGCTGTCGTGCTATCCGCATCATCGAGCAGACTACTACCAAAACTACTTACGGTCGCGGTAGAAGCAGTAAGTCCGGTTGTGTGCGTAAGACTGCCATCGTCGCTCCAATAAGGATACGAAGAGGCTCGATCTACCGAGTTGACCGCCATCACAGTTGAGGATTCCGTTCGAGGTATTTTAACACAACGGTCAACTTCTTCTTGCAATTCCTGGATAAGACGGGTTAATTTATCCAGCGCTTCTTTAATATTATCAAGGCGGAGAACCTGTGTATCTTCAAGATTGGCATCCTGGTCCTGGTCTGTATCTCTGAGAATCGTCAGCGTATAAGCCGAACCATAGGTTGCCACAGTCGTTACCGTGCCACCGGAACTATAATCATTATTCGTCGCCGAGACCGTATAATCCGTCGTTTCCGTCAGAACCTCTTCTGCGCCGGTGGCTGTCGTGCGCAAAATGACGACAATCTCCGACGTGGCGTCAATGGAAAAATCAAAGGTGAATGCGGTCGCACTGCCATTGCAGTTATGAGAGGCCGGCGGCGCATCCGTGGTGACATCCGCCATAAGACCGGTCGTCAATAACAATACGATGAATAAACCCCCCAGTTTAGTCATTTTAAGGCTCCTTAATACGTTTTTGTCGCTCTTCAAATGTTTCTTTCGACCGTTGCTTTTGTCGGCGCTTACGTTTACCAAATTCTGTCGTATCCCGTACGGCAGATTTTACCGGCCAAATCAAATCAGATTTCGGTCCCTCCCACGGTAGACCATAACGATAGGCAATCAATTGGGCGAACAGATCACCTGCATCTTTCGCGGTTTCTTTCCATTTGGGATCATTATTCATTACTTGATGTACCAAAATAGACAAATCAATACCCATTTCTGTAGCATCAAGCATTAAGTCACCAATCATATTGCCTGAACGTATTTCACTTAAATCAGCCTTTTCCCACGAACCATGCTCTATGCGATCAATCGCCGCATATCCTATGCTTGTCAATATGCCTCCGAAAGCATTCAAACCAATTAAATTAAAAGCTGATTCTTTCGGCATTTTTGCCAATTGATCTTTAACAAAACGCTTTGCTTCCTCATCCGGCTCTGAAGGACCGACGCCCGCCAGGGTGGCAAGCCCTAAAGCCCCTGTTCCCACGGCAATTTTGAAGAGGCGACGGGACGCAGATACGGAGACATTGGCTAAGGCTATCCCTCCTATCCGTCTTTCAAATTCCTGCTCGGTAATTCTTTCTTTGCGGTAATCATCAACCGCTCGCAACAAGACATTATACTGCGCGTTCCTGGCCGACATAAACATTGTGAAACCGCGAACGAATGGATTCGGATGAGATGTTAAAGACGAACGATGAAGCATATCCCATTGAGGCTGTGTCTTGAGGGCTGCGTGAAGATGAGTTAAAGCTTCCTGCTCGAATTCAGATGTGCCACGTTTTAAGGTCGTCTCTGCTTCGACCTTGTTCTGCGCAGCGTGCCAGATTTTATTGATGGCAATTTCATCGCCCCATGTATAGGGCGCGAGCAGTTTCGAGGTAATCGGTGTCTTTCCAAACACTAAGGACTCGAAGGCTGATTGATTTCCTACCAACCCCGTCGCATAATCGAATTGCCTGCCCTCCCACCGCAACCACAATGAAGGACTGATATCTTTAAGATGGCCAATCTCCTGTCGTGTCGGCGGCTTGATATTGACAAAATACTTAGGTTCAATGGCCTCAAAAGCCGCAGGGACACTGGCAATTTGCACTAAACCTCCACTGGGACGAACACTCAGAAGGCTTTTAGCCGCTCCAGCGAGCCATTGAGAAGCCTGGCTTTCCAATACAGATTGGTCCGCCGTCAAACCGCGTATTCTCCGCATCATCGTCGTCATTTCATTAAGGGCTTTTTCCTGCCCGGCCTGGCGCATGGCTTGACGCCATTTCGGATTTACAATCAATGTAGCGGCTTCCTGCATGGCAATGCTCATCGTACTATACGTAGCGTCCTGCTGCATTCCCCGCAGGACTTCCATATCAAAGGGACGGATAGCTATTCTGCGATTGCCCCCGGTACGCGGCTGATATCTTCCCGCCATATCAATGGATAATGTAACCTCAGCTTGTGTTCCGGCCTTCGGTTCAAAGACCCGGCTTAGATGAAAATACTTCTGACTCGGGTCCGTCAGTTCGTAATTGAGCATATCCACAGACATTATATTGATAGATGGCGCCTGTACTTTCTGGTTTGTGGCAAAATGTGCCTCGACAAACGCCTTATGTTTTTCTGATATAGATTCATTGATAGCTCTCAATTCCGCCAATGTCGGTGTACCTACCATATAGACTTCTTTTTGGGCAAGAACACCGTTTTTATCACGGTAAAAGGTCGTAAAATTCAATCCTTCTGTTTTGAGAAGCCGTTCCAGATTACCGGTTGCCTGCGTATGGGCATAAATTGAAAGCGCTTCAGCTTTTGAAATATTGACTGTCTTGCCGCCGATAGTAACTTGTATGCGGTCTTGCAGGGCCTTTACGTCGTCCCATGCAACGCCTCGCGACGTGGCTTCCTGTCGAAATCTCTCTACGAATTCCTTATATTTAGCTTTTCGATCCTCGTTTGTCGTATCGAGATTGTCAACGAGAAGCGTTTCCATAGATTCAGCCTGCCGCCCGGTCGATAATTTTGTCAGGGTTTCCAAACTGGCCTGACCTTCTTTTGCCATCCAACCCAATGCACCAGGAATACCGGTATAGTAACGAACACGCTCTTGAGCCGGTAAAACTTCCTGACGGGCCATGTTCAAATGGGTACGAAGATTTTCCGCCCGACGGCTCTGGCGAGAATCCGCTTTAAGCTCATTCATTTTTATAAGATGCTCAAGCGATTTGCGTATATAAGTAATCTGATCGGCATCCAAGTCGCCTATAAAGGTTTTGCCCAAACGTTTCAGCTCTTCAATACGGGCATTGCCCATGACAAGCAAATCTTTGGCGTCCTCATCATATTCCGGATTCATAGCCTCAAAACCGTCTGACAGCTCATCGGAAATACGTTTTACAAATTCATCGCGCGATTCAAGTTCTTGCGTCTTTTTTTCAGTTAGCTTAGCCGTATCATATTCATCCAAGACTTTATGAATGCGTTCGCGCGTCGCAAGAGGTAATTGACCCAAAGGCACTTCGCCTTTTCGATAGGTCTTGCGAATCTTGGAAATGTACTGCTTGAAGGCGTTTTTCGCCTGACGTTTCTCGGCCTTTTGAACATAGGTATTGATTGCTTGAGAAATATTTTCAATCCGCTTGGGAGTTGTCGCCGCAAGGATTCTGCGAATGTACGCGCCCTGTTTTTCTTTCGGCGCGTAGGTCAAGACAATATTCATGGCGTCGATACGGCTGGCCTGATCCATCTTACCCTTCAAACGAATAGCATCTATCGTCATCCTCGATTGCCGGGCCGTGGCCGCGACACCCATCTTGTAACCAATTTTATGCCCTTTGGCCTGCGCTTCTCGCATGAGCTTTTTGGCTTCGGGATTCAATAAGGACACTTCAGCCGCCGTTAATCCCGGCGGTTTTTCGGGCACGCCCCCTAACAGTGAAACACCGGGGGCGCTAGGTTCTGACGGCTGTTTTTCCGTGGGGGCAGGCTTCTCAAGTGCCGGCTCTTTGCCTTTCGGCTTTACTGGATCGACCCGTGTTGCAAAACCAGAACGTTTAAAGTCGAGCAGAGTATATGTTAGATCATCTCCGTGCCCCGACTCATGTACATACCACGATTGTTGCGTTTTATCAGCAACTTCTTGAGCAATCCGTATAGCTTCTTCCTTATTCTTGTAGTATTTATAAGGCCCAGTACGTTCACTTATTTCCTTCCCCTCCACCTCTGCCGCCAGGGCCTCTTCTGTGGGAGCGGGCTTCGTCTCAATTACTTGTTCTGGACGTTTTGTCGGCTCAGGACGGGCGATCGGGCCTTCCGTTAGTACAGCCTCGACTTTGGTAAGAATCTCCTCCGCTTTACCTCGCGCTATATCAATTCTTTCTTGCTTGCCTTCTGCTGTCAGACCGGACATCGGACCCAGAATACCTTCTGGATCAAGACCTTCAGCATAGGCTTGTTGTTTAAATATCTGGCTTGAAAGCTTTTTAATGGACTCCTCACTATTAATATCTCTGATTGTTTCGTCGAATCTTGCGGAACCAATACGATGCAATGGATCAAAGCCTTTATATGATGGGATGCCAAGTATCTCATAAACTGTATCGCGCACTACTCCTTTTCTACTTGTGGATTCTTGGATGTTTATAAGAGCTTTGTCGATTGTAGTATCCAATCGTTCAAGCATCTCAATATTTGCCTTCTCAGCCGCTTGTTCTGGACCTTCTGTCGGCTCAGGCCGAAAGAGTTCTTGTTGAACCTCTTTTTCAAAGGCTTTGACTTCTTCTTCCGTTTTTTCCTTTGTCGCCTCTTTTTCAGCTTGTTCCGCTTCGAAATACCGCTGTGCAGCCTGCCTTTGCAAATGGTCATTTTCCTCTTGCCGTTTTTGAAGTTGCTGAGCCAGTAACCAGTCCTGTTCCTGTTGCTTCGTTGTCGCGAATGGGCGGGCTTCACTCGGCACGTGCATCATTTCGCGGGCTGAGGATCGTACCGTGTTGAATAGACCGCCAACAGATGCACCCTGTCCGGCGGATGTAATCGTGCGATTAACAACCTCATCCCAATCAATATCTTTATATGTCGCCTCCCCCGTCAAGGCCGCTACTTCCTGACTGGCTTCCTCTATGGCTTCTGAAAATGATTGTGCTGTAAATGCTACTGTTTTTTGGACTATTCTGTTTGTCATTTTCGTCGTGGCTCGATTGATAAGGTCATCGGCAAACCGGCCCCCGACTACTTCTATCGCACCTGAAATCACACCTACGGAAAAACCAATAAGACGGGCATCTTCCTCCGCTACGCTGTTATCAATGGCTGTTTGATAGGCAGCATTCCCTTCTACCATCCATCCCACTGCAAAACCACCTAAAGGCCCACCTATAATAGATGCAACAGTTGTCGCTGAGATGTATGGGATGACGGCGGGGCCTAAGTTCAATAGTTTCTGTGTAATATCTCTGTTCGTCGGCGCTAAATCCGGATTTTGAGAAACCTCCCATAAGAACCGTGACTTTTCCTTGATTTCATTGGTACGTCTTTTTATTTGTTTTCTCTGAGCTTGTGACATCAAATGACCGAACCGGTGATATGCCCGTGGTTCGAGCTGTGATTCGATAACTTCACCATATTTGCCAACAAAACCTGATGCGACCATTGCTAATGCACTTGCATGAACATCGACCATCTCATCCCAACGTGCCTTTTTTTCTTCGGGACGCATGGAAGCAAAGCGCCTCATTGTGTCAATATCCCGCAAGCTGGCTAATGACGGAATACCGCTGGGCATCGGCACAGCAAGAATTTGCTGTTCCGGCGGACGCTTCTTTAGATTTTCAATCATCATGAAATTAGGATCGTAACGTGTCGACAACGTATACCTAACACCCGGTACTCTGGATAGCGGTCCCTTCATGCGCTCCGAAGGAATGAGGTCATTGAAATCCATCTCACCTGACTTTGGCAGCAAGTCATTGAAATCGAGACTTCCGGATTGTTGTTTAATCTCTGGCATTTTATTGTGTAATAGGCTCTATTAAAGTCACTAAAAATTCCTGTATGTCCGGTCTCCCGGATACGCGATATGTATTCAATATCCGACGGAATACCTCTTTGGGATCAGCACCATTGCCCACCGCCCGCATCGCGGTTTGCAGGTCCGTTACCAAATCTTCCGGTAGCGAATCTATATTCGATTGCGTCTTCATCCATGAATCGAGTTGTCGGACATAATCAATTTGCTGTGGTTGGCTAGGTCCATATAACTTCTTTCTTCTTTGAATATCTTCTTCGGGCGTACCCATTTCCCGCAACCATTTCTCTTCGACATTCCATGCCTCAACTGCCGATAGATTCTGTTTATCGTATCGTTGCTGCCGTTCTTGTCGCAAACGCTTCGCGCCCTCTTCTCGCAAGCGAAAATAAAAGCCCACTATTTCATCAATATCTTTCCCTTTCTCGTCTACGGATTTCTGATGATTCTCAGGATTCAGTCCGTACTGTGCGATGGTTTCCTCAGCCATTCGCGCATTATCGAGGGTCAATAGTTCAATGCCCTGCATCTCTTTTCGTACACGTTCAATATCAGCAGTGGATTTTATCACATCAATAGCAATTAGCTGGTCTATCTCTTTTTCAATATCCGGAATAAAACGCGCTAAATCACGAGCTTGGGCAACGCCACGGGTAATTACATCCGTATGAGACTTGTCGAACTTTGTCTGTGATGTCTTTAGTAATTCCTCATAATTACTCGCTGCCGGTTTTCCTCGACCTAAAGAACCATCTCGGTAGGCACGCTGCAATTCGTCTTGAAACTGAGCGAGTTCATCTCCTTCTGAGACTGCCATCGCTTTTAGATAGAGATTACCTTTTATAATAGGGTCAGCCTCTTTATCACCCTCTTGATTCTCCTTGTGGAGATTCCACCATTTCATGCGCTCATCGGGATCATCTAATTCGTTGATTTGTTGTTCGGCCGTTGGATCATTGTTTTGAAGTTTGGTAATAATCGTATGTTCGCGTTCAATATCGGCTTGCTTTTTCTCGTTCTCCTTTATAGCAATATGCGCTTCCAAGCGGCGGGATATTTCTAGTTGTTCACTTCTATCATACTGTCCCGTTGCAAAAAGCTGTTCCATCGCCGCTCGCGCGCTACTCTCATCTACACTATCATAGACAGAATTCAACCCGGTAACTTCCGCGCTAATTTGTTTCTGTCGTTTGCGTTTAACTTCCTCAACCAACTCACCTATAAGCCGCCTGTCGTATTCACTCAAATCCGTAGCAGCAGCACCTTCAAATAAGGAGCCTTCCGCTACCATCTTACCGAGTTCTTTCTTAAATGCGTCACGCACGGCTTGTCTTTGTATATCCGTTTGGGCAGCGACGGCATCGGCCAGCGCACGATTCATCATACCGGGAATACTGGCCCGCCGTGAGGCCGCCAGATGACGACCAGCATTAATACCAATGATTTTACTGTTCGAGTTGAGTTGATTTTTGAGCCAGACATCCATGTCCTTCTGGGCACCGGATGATTGCATAGATGGCAAATAATGCTCTGCAAATTGTCGATGAGCTTCAGTATATTTTCTCGGCCAGTTGGCATAATCAGGATCTTCCTCTTGGGTGACAAGATGCTTGGAATACATCTCCCCATAGGCTAACTGGCCCTTTACATATTCATCGTTTCTTTGAATCTCATCAAGTCTCAATCCGACAGAACTGAATTCATCGCCTAACTTTAGAATCTCAGCCGCCATATTACCAACTGCCTGCGTTTCAGAACGGCCAAGATCCGCCGGGGCCAAGGCTGCCCCGCTTTCGGAGCTTAATCTCTGTTTCGGTTGTCTTTTTTCTAATGTCGGCATTCTATCTTACTCTTGGGCAAGTTCTTTCTTACTCTGCCACGCAGCCAAATCACCTATCCCGCCAACAATTGACTGGAATAAGCCCAGCTTACCTGCTTTAGCGGCGCTCTTGGCGGCGAGCTTGGAAAAATAACCCTTCATTTCAAAACCCCTCGCGCGACGCTCGGCCCGAACGCCGGTCACTGCAATATCACGAGCATACGTTTCAATCAGATCCAATTGTGCGTCGATGGGTGAATCGACCATCATAACCCCGGAAGCCGCCGTCGCGGCTTCATTTTCAGCCAGGAGTTTCCTTAATTCCAATCGTTGTAGTTCGGCATCGTATGCTCCCGCCTGACGTTCCGCCTTGGCTTGCGTCACATTCACAGCGTAATTATAATCGTTTATCATTTCTTCTGTGCGGGCTTGTCGATACGAGACAAGACCCTGCATGATGTTTCCCAGCATCGTAGAGCCTGGTCCCATCGTAGTATAATAATCGCTATTCATCGCCTAGCCTCGTATTCCACGATTAACGACAATATAGTAAAAGGCAATGGAAGGCTTTGCTGAACGCAGATATCTCCATCCGTCGACCAGCCGCCGGGAAACAGTAACCGCTTGGTGCCTGTATAGAGAGGTGTCGCTACCCACAACAGATCGCTTGCTTCACGAAAATAGACCGTATCATACGTGGTCCATGATGGACCGATATCGCAGCCTAAACTTTCATTTAAACGAATCGTGGTGGCAATAACACGCTTGGTCATACCCTGTAAAGCACCCGGAGCGGAACTGAATTCCTGACTCATCGGCATCAGTCTTGCAGTATAGGGCAAACCTAGATGTACGTGATTATAATAATCCTCTAATACGATTGAGGACGATCCGGTATAACTACCCGCATAGCCACCGTCCCCACAGCCATGAATGGTCTTACCGTTCAGGTGCGTAAGCGTCGTAAACGTATTTTCCACCTGCTCAACCGATCCACCACTTACATAGCCTGTAAAATTCGTGCTATTGATATTGCCGACGGATTCAGAGTCATCCAGCGAAAAAGTATTTGTTGCAGCGTCATCGACAGTATAAACGTTATGATTTAGCTCCGTCATACCAACCACGCCTGTAATACGCACCTGGTCGCCATCCGAAAAACTATGTGCTGCCGCCGTGACAACGGCTGGATTTGCCTGAGTAATATCCGTAATTGTAACAGCATCGCCTCCGTCGAAGCTCAAGCCGGAATCAACGAAAAATACGTCATCCTGGTTCGTTCCCCAGTCAAACGGCTGCATCTGTTCGATATAACGGCGATCCTGACCTCCAATTGTACGCTTGATTGATAACCACACCTCATCTTCCTCAGTGCCGGAGATCACGGCAATGCTCTCCACGTCACCGTCGAATGTATGCTTTGCAAAGCCTACGACTTCCTGAAATTCTTCAAAAGTCAAGCTCAACAAATCACCTTCATCGGTTACAATCCACAGAATCGTATACGGTGATTTTTGTAAGGCCATTTCCTTAATGCCATCGGCGGTCAAATGCTCGGCAATAACGGAAATCTCAGGGGCAATATAAGTATCGCCTGCGAATTCATAGCTGAACTGGCGAATCTTTTTAGCCTGGCGCTGCACGAAAAGAATCACATTATTGACAGCTAATGCCTGTAGGGTATCACTGCCGCAGGTGCTTTGGCGTTTACATGAAAAGTTGTCCGAAGACAAGGGTTCCCCTGGATTGTCTCCGGCGAGTTTCCATTCACTTTCTGTTGTGCCAATCAGCATAGCATTGTGAGACACGAGCCAGCAGATGCGATTGACTTTATCCGATGCGATATTATAGCGAAGCGCATCCGTAGCTAAATCCCCTGTATAAAAGTCCTCCCAATCGTTTGTCTGAGATAGCCAGACAGCCTGTGGCTCTTCTTCCGTTCCGCCAAAGGCGAGTCGCTCATCATAAAATGCGACGGCCGCAGGATATCCACTATCGGCACTAAAGCTTCCTTCGTACCAATCCTCGGTAGCCGTTGTTCCTCCGAGATCTTTTATCACTGTACCTGTGACAACCGTGCTGCTCGTATAGCCGGTAATCTCGACAATACCTTCCAGCTCAAAGGTTCGTGCATTCAACGTATAACTACATGTTCCCGAACCCTTCCAGACATCACTGTAGCGGACACGATACAAAGCATCATTCACATCTTCTATTCCTGAAAAAGAAATATTGGGCGAGCCGCGCTCCCTAACGTGCGAGCGTACGTCCATCCAGGTCGTTCCCTCGTCGTAACTCCGCTGGAGTGCTAATGTAGCCACCCATATATATCCGCTGGTCCAGTCGAAACTCCGGCCCCTTTGGACGGTAAGTGTATCCGATGTGCTTCCATCATCCGCCCGCGTAAAATATCCCGTGACCAGGTCCGCTCCGATGACATGACGCAGTTTCCATAAAGAACCGACGTGATTCGCCGTAAAAATACTACTGGAGGCTGTTAAGGTAATAGTGCCTGTGGTCGCAGAAGGTGTAATCGTTGTCGTGGTCGTATTCTTCGACATGAACGGTCCATTTTCAAACGCAACATCTGCAAGCGTCCAGGCATTGTGAGCCGTTCGCGTCAAGGTGGCCGGCGGATAATCAGGATGGACAAGGTACATTGTATCCGCAGATTGAATGTACTGGATATCGAATAAGTCCGCCGTTAGATAGTCTGTGGTGATTTCATAGACATCATCGTTATCATCGAGTATCTGGCCGCCGTTACGATAAAAGCGCATATACTCATTGCCCAGTTCGATGACGTAGGCTTGTATTGTCGAATATTCAAACGGAATCAGACGACAAGCGACATCAGCGGATTTCGCCGATGCGATATAGTATGTCCCAGGGCGTTTCTGGACCGGACCCTGGGATAAGACAATCATGTTTTCGAGCGTTCGACAGCCCGAATAGTATTTCGTGACATCCGTACGGCCCCTGAGCAAAGGGGATAACTCACCGGAATTGAAACTAGTGTATGTGCCGAAGCGGCCATAACTTACAGATACACACAGAACCAGAAATAAAGAAATACTGCGTTTCATTTCATGGATCATCATAAAAATTAACGGAAGTAATATGGCATGGGTCCTCGACCTGATGCCAATAGTCACCATTAACAAATTTTAAACGCGATCCGCCAATGGTTGATAAGTTGGTGAATTTCCAGACGTTCTCTCTTACGCTTATCCATATCCTGTCATTGTTGTAGGTAATCTCACCAATATGCGGTGTATCATCGCTGGATTGCGCCGGTGTCCAATTGCGGGGGTCTTGCCGTCTATCGTAATACATAGAATCAGATTGCGGATAATATATCAAGTCGGCTATACTCCACGACACCAGAATGAGCACAATCAGAAGAATATCCCTTGGAAACCGTAATCGTTTCATTGCTCGACAATCCTTTCAATAGGTTGCGTCCCCGCAAATGCCTCAAGGACATCCATATTCCCCATCACACGATTCACACTATTGTCATCGACCTCGGCGCCTTCCATGCCATTCGCCGCCTTGGCGTCGTCATAAGCATCCTCATACCATCTGGCAATGAGATTGTTCTTCTGATCGTCTTTTGTCAGTGGTTTACAGATCAGCTTCGCCACATTATGATAAACCAGCTTGACGAACCAAGGGGGCCACGTATTCGGATTGGTGCGCAAGACAATATACCGAATAAAGCATTCATCCTGATTCGTCAGCAGGACATCTACCTGCGTATTACCGGAGACATAGACCTCGCGTCTGTACTTATATTGGATAGTATCGCCATCCTCACTTGTAAAGCAGATAATACGCAAGCAGTTATCAGGCAATCCGTATTGGTAATCATAGCCTGTCACCGGGGCTGTACCATATGGCGAGAGTTCCGCGCGCGTCGAGCAGAAATTCCAGTTCTCCGGCAGGGTAAACATTTCGTTGCGAGCCTGCTCGTAGATGGCATTAAAGGCATTAACGGCCTTACTGTCGCCGCTGAGATTGCCGACAATGTCTTCGCCAATCAAGGCAAAGGACAGGTTCGCTATGGTCGTTTCGCTGATGGACATTAGAGACCTTTCGCATAGACCGTAATAAGCCAGGAACCCGACGTGGGATCATCGGAAGGATTGCATCGAATTTTAAAATTGTTGACCGGCTGGTCAATTGAGGATGGAATTGTCGTCGATCCTTCTGCTAATCCCGCATTGGCGTCAAACTCATTATCATCGGCATCGTCAAAATCAATATCGACGGTTCCTGCAATACCTGTCGCTGCGCCAACCACAATGACCAAGTCCATCAATCGTCCGTTGATCTCGACTTCTTCGGTGAGTTCCGTACTGCCGTCCCCGGCATCAATAGTAAAGACGGTTGTCGTCTGCCAAACCGGGTACTTCGGCCCTCTATGCCGGTTGTCTACCACCGTTGTTGCTGCTGTGAATGCCATACTCACATCCTTTCATAAAAGGTTGGGGGCTGAAGGACATTCATGTCAGCCCCCACCTTATCAAACAATAGTTACGGAGCGGCTCCTGTCACCGCCGCGTCTGGTGACAGAGGTATCCATTGCAAGTAAAACTCTATAACACCGCCCGCCATATTTTGGGTACTTACGGTTAGCGCAATATCCAAACCATTAGGAATGACAACCCACGGGGCATCTAATTCCGCCGAAGGCATATCGGGTGGCTGTGTTAACGTCCAGACATCATTGGTAACAAACGCCGTGCCATCTACTGCATCCTGAACCAATAAACACGCAGTATCGCCCGCTACACCTAATTCCAAGCTGCCGCCAGCGGCATCTGATGTAACTGAGGAATTCACAATAGCCGTGCAACGTGCCATAATATCCCCGGTCACTGTAAAGATAGTCACAGGACTATCACCCGTGTCATAATTGGATGACATGGCACCGGTCAGGTCGGATAGGATACGCGGTCCATCCTGCAAAACGCCGTTCGGATCGACTAAATCTTCAAGTTCATCCGAGGTATCCATCGCCGCCGTGTCAGCAACAATATCCGCTGTCTTGATGCCGAGCGCTTCAAGAGAGTCCGTCGAATTATCATACGTTGTCGCTACGGCCGTGGCATCATCGCCCAGAATATAGGCTAAGATAGACTCGGAAGCGACGTTAGTGGGATACGCTCCTGTACCGGCAGAAGCTACCAGCAAGTGATCCAAATCATCGGCTTCTATCGCTGCCGTAGCACCCGTTCCAGCCGCCAAGGCATTCGAGATAGCTTCCAATGAATCTGTGCTATTATCATAAGACGTAGCCACTGCGGTCGCGTCATCGCCCATGATATAGGCGAAAATAGACTCTTGAGCCACGCTTGCCGGATAAGCACCGGTCCCGTCGGCCGTTGTTACAAGATGATCAAGACCATCACCATCAATGGCCGCTGTAGCACCCGTTCCGGCTGAGAGGGCGTTCGATATGGCTTCCAACGAGTCCGTCGTATTGTTGAACGTCGTCACAACGGGAGAGGCATCATCGGCCATGATGTAAGCAAAAATCGAATCCTGAGCGACGGAATCGGGATAAGCCGTTGCGCCGGCACTATCATCGGCGGCAATGAGCTTATCGAGAGAATCCGCCTCGACAGCATCCGTTGCCTCGGCCTCAATAGCCGCCAGGGCCGTGGCGTTCCAAGAGACCGTACTATCGCTCTTCGGGACTTTCGCCAATTCATCGGCAAGCGCCTCTAAAGAGTCGGTCGTCAGGTCGTAACCTGATGTATCGGCATCGGATGTAATGATGCGAGATAGCACGGAACCGTCGGCTACTTCGGTGGTCATATCCGCTGCACCTGTAGCCGTATTACCCAAATGGTCCAGGTGCTCAGCTTGTAAAGCATCCTCTACTTCATCCTGAATCGCCTGTAAAGCCGTTGCATTCCAGGAAACCGTACTATCCGACTTAGGCACTTTCGCTAATTCGACCTGGATATACTCTTCGCGCTCCAGGATACTCCCGTCGGCGTCGCTTTCCGTTGTCGAACTGGAAAACGGCGTATCAGCGGCGGCTTCATTCGTGCCGATAGCGCCCAGAAGCGAACCGGCAACCGCACCGGTTGTCGTACTGCCGTCACTACCGAGAATGTCCAGAATCGAATACGTGTCGGCCGGGGCCGTCAACTTGTTCAGCGTTCCGGTTTCTAGCAGCTCGATAATCTTTTCAGAGCGCTCGATCAATGACCCGTCCCTGTCCGCTTCGGCGGTCGAACTGGTAAACGGTGTATCGGCCGCTGCTTCATTGGTGCCGATGGCACCCAGTAGAGACCCTGCATCAGCGTTCGTGGTAACAACGCCGTCGGAACCCAGAACATCAACCAGCGAATTATCGGCACCTAAGTCGGTCCCCAGCGAAGAACTGCCGCCGCCGGCGGCGATAAACGTCGAAAGTGAACCCGTCACCGGGGCCGCTGCCAATGTTAAGCCGTCTATCAGCACATCTTCCCTTCGGGAGATCATAATCTTATCTCCAGAGGCCGCGGCCGCCGAAAAGGCGGTATGCGTAAATACACCCGTAGTGCTGGTGTAACCCGTGATGTCCCTGATCTCGCCTTCCGGGGCGGCGGCGGAACCGCCAACGTCGTAGGTGCAGATAATGACCCAGTCGGTCACAAAAAAAGCATCTCCGAACCCGGATAGATCGGTACTCGTGGTTGTACCCGATCCACCGGCAGTCACATCGCCTCTAAACTGTATTCCCGACAGCGCGGTAATCGCGTCACTAATGGCCTCCAGAGAGTCCGTCGAGGCAACAAAAGTGCTCCAATCCTGCGTTTTCGACGTAATATCAGCGAGAAAGGATTCGTTGACAATCTCATCGGCGACACTCACAGCCGCCAGGTGGTCCAGGTGATCGGCTTCAATCGCATCCTCGGCCTCGCCTTCGATCTGTGCCAGTTCGGTGGCGCTCCATCGGGTCACGCCGTCCACATTGGTAAAATAGGGAACAGCAGAGACGTCGGTCTGACCGTAATCGACCCAGACGGTACTGTCGTCGACAGCCAGGCCCCCGGCCTCAATCGCCGTCGCATAGGTATCCGTGGCGACTTTATTATTCACGAGCCAGCCCGTCGCCGAAGCGCCCATCTGAATCGCGTAGAGGTTATTGGTCATGTTAGTAATAATGTTATCTTTAATTAAGACTTCCAGGTCGGTCTGATCGCTAAAAATCGCCGCTACTGAAAACTCACTGTAGAGGTAATTACCAATGACCATCAAACCCTGAGTCGCTGTGGCCCCGCCGTCGATAAATTCCGCCGGACCCACGGCATCGGCATGCTTGTACGAACAGAAAGCGACCGTCACGTAATCCGATGCGCCCGCCAATTGAATCGCCGTAATGAAATCAAAGGTATTGTTTGCCGGTTCCGGGAAGTCACAACCAATAATACTGGTATAATCCCCATCGGCAGTGATATTAATGCCCGTCGTAATCGCGTGGACACCGGCCAGGAAACTCAAATTGACGAGGGTGTTAGAGGCGGCGGAGATCGTAATGATATCCCCCGTACCGTCCCAGGTGATCTCCGGGCGGTCCTCACCACGGCCTACGCCCCTAATGGTCACGCCTTCGGTATCCAGCACCAATGTACCTAACGTCTCCTCGTGGCCCTGGGCGACGTAGATAATGTCGCCCGCGTTGCCCGTACACTTATCGTATGCCTCTTCAATGGTATCATGGGCGTTGTCCCAGTCAGAGCCGTCGCCTTCGTTGGTGACACCCGAATCGACGTAGAACACCGTACCCGTGCCGGGACTGCCCTGAAGTTCGACTAATTCGTCGATATCCTTGGCCCATTCCCAGGCTGTATCGCGGCCGCCCCGCGCCCCTGACCACCAGTCGGCATTCGGTCGTTGTGCAATATTCCACCGCGTTGCATCAGCATACACACTGCCTGTCAGAACGAAGGCGGCAAACAGTCCGATTAAAAGTATCCGTTTCATTATTTGGTCTCCTTTAACAGTTTCTTTGCAGCGGCAACCGCTTCAGCCTTGGCCCTGGCTTCCGCCTCAGCCTTGGCCCTGGTTTCCGCCTCGGCCTTGGCCTTCGCCTCGGCCTCAGCAAGAACGCGTTTGGCCTCTTGAATCGCCTTGGCCTTGGCCCTGGCTTTAGCTTCAGCTTCCAAGCACTTCGCTTGCCTGGCCTTTTCCGCCGCAATGCGTTTATCCCGTTGCGCCCTGAGTGATTGAACCAGAGAGTTCGTATCGTTGATGATGTCCACCATCTCATTCAACACTCTCAGGAGCTTCTGCGGGCTTTCCAGTTCATTCTTTAATACGCGTTTCATAATGTCTCCTTAGATGGCAGCGTAGGTAGTGGCATCCGTACTCTCGCCTTTATCTTCGACCCAGGCAATGATCTTGCCCGCTGAAGCAGCTTCGCTGACTAAGTCGAAATACAGACCAATATGTTGATAGGATGCCTCTAATTGCACCGGGGGAATGACCATCTGGTGCATATCCCCTAGGGTGAGTTCTGTGATTTTCTTGGCGGGTAATTCATTGATGACTTTCGGGGCGGTGGCCAAGTTCACGTTCGTATCCACGCGTAGTTGAATATTCAATCCGCTGGCCATGCCGGTAAACGCCTCACTGACCAGGATTTTAACAACGGGCCGTTTCATACCAATGAACGGCGCGGCCGCACCAAACGTAATCGGATTATCACAGGGTGCATCGGTAGTAACCGCCTGGCCCCCGGAAGCCCTACATAACGTGTTTTCGTAATCCATCATTGTTCTAACTCCTATTTCATCTGGGTTTTGTTTTATGTGACCGTCGCCTCGGTATTGCGAATTCCTCCGGCGGTGGCTGAGCCGTAGTTCGACGGATCGTTCTCGCCACAGACGAGAATCGGTACGTTATCGACGGCGGGAATATTCTTACCGAACGGGAAGTCGGCAGTATGAAAGATATTGCCTTTCTCGTTGCAGCGCTTGCGTATTTGGGCACGAAGGGTGTGATTCCCGAAGATCGCGGCGTTTTCCAGGTCCGGCATTGCCTCCAGGGCATCAATTAAATACTCCTCGTCGAAACTAAAGTCATCAACGCCATCGATATTCGACGTGCTGATATTGCATATCCGCTGAAGGTAGCGTGCATCCGCAATACAAATACCGAAATGGCACTGACAGTAATTACGCGCTGCCAGAAATTCATTCGTCCCGCCGGAGTCGCGCACCATATCATCCGGGAGGTTCTTGATCCTGATGCCCATCCCCTGAATCTCGGGGTCAGGCATGCCTTCCAATGACCCGGGCGCATCGTTCCGGGGATAGATAATCGAAAATTTATCTTCTCCAAAGCCTATGAGATACATAGACGTCTTATTCGCTGTGACTGATGCCGCGCCGCCGGCGTTATCGTGGACATAACCACTCGATAATGTGTTCCAGTTCGAGCGCAACGTAACACCGTTGGGCCGTTTACCATCCGCAGAGCGATCACCGTAGAAGATCGTTGTCATAAACGTCTTCATCATGCCGGCAACAAACTGGCCGAGCATCCGTGCGCGCTTGGCATCCCCATTCTTCTGGTGTTGAAGTAAGGCCAGATCAGCCTTGAAATAATCGTCCAGCATCGCGGTCGGCTCACGAAACGGCTCACTTGTCGGCGCGTGCGCCACAATACCTTCGTTATAGGCCCGCCAGGTTCCGGTTGGCTGAGAAAACTCCATGATCCCTTCGTGACCAGTGCCATCGTTACACTCCATGACGTGCGCGACCTTGAAAAGATCCATGCGCTGACTGAGCATATTAATCAAAGGCAGGAGGCCCTCCTGGCCGTCGTGCTGGGCTAATTCGACGGCCGTGACGTAACTTGAAAGTGCAGAAGCCATTTGTCTATTCTCCAAAAACACGATGAACTTGTCTTTTCGGAGAATAGACCGCGACGTTGCGGGGACTCCTAACGCTTATCGACTGCTCGCCGCCCCGCTCTTTACGGGGTAAGCATCAGGGACGGACCTATAGGCCCGAATAAGCTGAAATCATTTTATTTCCTTGCTAAAGATGGACTGCCTGCGTTCACCTTATCAATAAATGCTTGATCCGCATCGGGTTTCTCTTGTTTTGTTTCACCCGAAGGCAGGGAACCCGGTTGCATACGCCGGCCGATATTGGACCAGACGCGCAAATCCGCTATATTGATTCCGAGTTTTTGCCATTTCTCGAAATCATCCGGTGTATCATATACTTTGCTCTCTTTTAAAAGCGTTTTGAGGCCCTTAACATTCTGGCCGTCAATTTCTACATCGTCACTGCCGAATTCCATGAGAGCGTCATGGGCGATACGCACATTCTTTACGAGATCATCCCCTTTCCAGTCGTTCTTCAATTCTTCGACGCTCGTATCAAAATGCTTTTGCGCGGCTCCTTGTGCATTTTCATGTTGTTGAATGACCTGTTCCCAGTTGATTTTGAACAATGCCTCAGCAATGGGCTTGGGCACCTGTAATTTAGCAAAGGTCTCTCGCCAGAAGGTCTCGACATCCTTATTGTATTGAAGACCCTCTGGTAGCGCTGGAATCTTAAAGTTATAGTCTTTTGGTGATTTCGGAGCGCCAGCCTCAGTCAGCAGAGTCGAGTGAAATTGCTTGATCTGCTCTTCGTCGGCATCCTTACCCGGGCGCTGAATCACATTCTCCAGTTTTGTATTAAAGGTGCGCTTAGTATGAACGTGATTCCTTAACAGCGTCGGAAAATCAGGAGTCTGCTTGAACATCTTCGTCAGATCCGTATCTTTTAATTTTTCATCTTCGGCTATTATCGCCTGAAGCTTCTCACTACTGCCTTCAGCAAATGTCCCGTCTTCATTGAATATTTCATTCATGTTCATCTTTGAATCCTTCAATAACCGTGGTATCAATGGCAGGTGGTGTATAGTTCGCTACAATCTTAGCCTCACCTTCAATGAGGGTAAGCTCGTCTGTGAGTCCCGCGTTTTGTTTTATAATCATCAATAAATCATTCAATTCGACAGCGGCTTCGGCTGTAAATTTCCCCGTATGTATGATACGGCTCAAATCCGCGAGAACCTGCCGTCCTTCGGCCGTGTGATAAAATGTCATATAATAGGCACGCTGAGCCTGTTTGACGGCTTCCGGACTACGCCGGTTTGTCAGCCACCACCTCAGTTGTTTTGCCATTAGTCTTAACTTTCTTCCGAGGTCTACCCGGAGATTTCCTTGCAGCAAGGCTTTCCTGTAAGTCTTTGACCTGCTGCTTTAATTCCGTGACGGTGGATTCCATAAGATTACGCTGGATCATAGGCCGATGTGTCGCCGAGGCTGTCTCAAAACCGGGTGGGACAATCTGTAAATCCCAGCCCTCTTCGACCGTGCGCCCCGCTTCTTTCAACAATCGACCCGCCAATTGCTTGTCCGCCGATGGCAGGTCTTTCCTAAAGCCGCCGTTGATCTTGACGAACCGGCGAATATCACGTTCGCGTTGGACATGCTCAGGCAATGTAACCACTTCTTTTTTCTTCTCATTAATATTCGGAATATCCTGGGGTCTCGGCATTTGTTTCTCCTTATTTATAATAGTTCTTAGGCTTTTTTCAGCACCTTAGTTCGTCTCTGAGAATAAGCTATAGCATCCTTCTTCTTCCCAAATATCCGTGTTCCTGCGTAGTGAGATGTATTGTCGAGCATATTTGGACCTGTTCTAAAGCAATACTCGCATTCTGGTAAAAAATCTGAAAAGCACAAATCCTCATTTGTGACTGTATCGATCTTGATTTCCTGGCTCCATAGATATACTTCTGTAACCGTCCCAAGCTTTAGACCAGATTTTACATCGTAAATATCATCCCCAACTTTCAGATTAGAGCAGTCTTCTATTTTGGCTTTTAGCCAGTCGCGCCTCCGTTGAATTGCTTCTCTGAGCGATCTGTTCAGAGCTACCCATTCTCTCTTTTCCGTCTTGGTTAATAGGCGCTGACTCATTTGTTTCTCCTTATTTATAATATTGCCTTGCTAATTCGTTTAAGACATCACTAAAAGACAAAGAATTAAGATAATCACAAATTGCTTGTACGGCCGCATCTAATTCGTCGTCTGTAGCATTATCTACATCCATATCTGTAAAGTCTGGTCTTTTCATTATTTATGACGGCTCATCGCCCTGTGGGCGCGTTTCGCCTTGGCGACAGACGAATACGTTCTGATCTTTTTACCTTTGTTCTTACCGTGACAGTGCCGTACGGTTCTACCTGTTCTCATTAAGCCGCTCCTGTTAGACAACAGTCTGTTCGTATCCATCTAAACTCGGATCGATTATTATCTCTGCCCCTCCGAAGGACGTGAATCGTTCAGGTTGCTCAACGTTATTGTGTGAGTACCACCATTTCCATAATTGTGCATAGGCTTGCCTGTTCATACGCAATATGAAATCGCCCGGTGAATATTTTGATAACATATCAATAAGACAGTCACCCCCTACTGAAAAGTCATCAATTTCATCGGGAATTTCCGTCATGTCGCCATTGCCATCTATATTCGACAGACTAATATTACATAAACGGGCCAGGCATACATCGCTCTTAAAGAGATATATTGATGTTTTGTTTGGCGTTGATGATGCACAGCCCTGCGCATTGTCAAATAAATGCTCTGACCCCAACTTGTTAAACATCGGATTCTCACGAATTTTATCATAAATCATTAAGCCGCTCCCATCAGCGCCGCCGGCGAGTTCGGTTCGATACTCTTGCCGGGCGGCATCATCTTGCTCATAGACTCGGCGACCATAAGCTGCTTTTGCATCTGCTCATCCTGCTGATCCTGGACCTCGATCTCGACCATCTCCTGATCGGTTTTAAAGAGGTCCTGGTCCATACCGTGCCGGATCATGGCCCTTTCGATATACTTCCAATCCCGTATCTTGGCTAAGGCGCGAGGGAACAAACCGGCGAAGACTTCAAGAATCTGCAACTGTTCGAGCGTCCCTTTCGTTTGGCGTATCGTTCGCTTGAGCTGCGCCAGACGGCCCATGTACTGATTCTGAATCTTACGATTCCCATAGGTATATAATTCATCCGGCATATCCGGCATCCGGCCGGCGCGTCTTTCGTAGGCCCAGATAATATTCGAGGCCGGCTCCAGGACCTGGTCCTCGTTAGCCTCAATCGTCGGACCCATCATGGTAATCTTCTCATTGACCATTTGAGAGACTTCATAGGCCGTGCGCGTGGGCTGATCTTCGCCGCCGGTCAGCATCTCGAAGAATTGAATGTAAAATACCTCGTCGGTATAGCCACCAATCTGAGTCACTTCGGCATCCGTCACCGGCCAGTTGATCTTATCGGTAATGGCCTCAATAATCTCCTCGGGATTATCTACAAACGTCATACTGCCGGGGTTCAACTGATTCTCAAGCACCTGCGAACGAAGTGTCCCGCTAATACGTTTGGCCGGCTGCGCGCTGAGATGGGCCGCCAAAAGCTTATATTTCGCCAGGGCGTTACCGTAGGATCCTTGTGTGAGTGCATCCAGGGCCGGGGATAAAGGATAATCTTCGCCGACGCACGCCCCTAATCGTAAGGTAACCGGCCCCCAGTCAAGCCCCTCGGTAGCAATAAGCCGATTCGCTTTGCGTACAGTCGCCTCTCGAAGGATATAGAAGGCGATATAGGGCTTATCCGATGAATCGAGACTGCCCGACCGCCGGGATTCATTTTTATAAACAGCCAGAAGAATCTTGTAGGATTTGAAGGGATTCGGATTGCGGCCTGTGAAGTTTTTCTTAATCTCTTCGGGCAGGGCATTGGCATCGAAGCTTTTCCTCATATCGTAGGCGGTCATATCGATATGAAAATGCCAGCCAACGATATGACCGAGATCGTCGACCTGAAACCAGTAATCCGCCGGATGACGACACTGAAAGACGACCCTGTCTTCGATCTTGTCTATTTTAGCCGTCATACAACCGTAGGTACAGCCGGCGTCTTTCATAAACTGAGGTAGTTCCTGATAGAATGTAGACTGGGCGAAACCGAACCTAACCTGCTCCTCGGCCTCCTGAAGTTTCTGCTTGACCCTATCGTTCTCCATAAGCTCCTGATTCGCTGAGGTAAAGCGAATCCACCAGGGATCGGTATCGTTGGCAGAAACGGTATTACCGACGAAACCTACGGCGAATTTGGAGAGTGACCGCGCCGGGTGCGGATCGTAGACCGTCAGCCCGAACTTATCGCCCTTGGCTCGATGGCGCTGAATATCGTAGCGCCGGGGCTGAAAGAGCTTAATCGCCATATCATAAAGCTCTTCGTAGACCTTGCGCTTGGCCTGCAAGCTCCTGTGGAGATTCATTACGAAGTCCACGATCTTCTCGTTGGTCATTTCACGCCAATTGAGCATTATCCTAACGTGTCCTTTAAACTTGGCCGCCGGGTCTGAATCGGCTCGATAAGACCCGGTAGACCCGCTCTGGACTTACCCCGGTTCATACCGGCAGCGCGCATCCGCTGCTCCATATTCCTGCGGGCCGCGTGAGATTCGGCCTGGATTTCCTTGACGGGCTGCTGCGGAATATGGATTTTGGGTATTTTCGGTTTCTGTAGGGCACTGTAAATGCCCACTCCGGCCCCTGCTAACGTAGCAATGGGCGCTACGGCCTTGGCCGCAGCAGCTATAGCTGATATCAAACCTGCAAGAAAAGCAAACATGATTACACCTCTAATAAATCCGTCACGCCCAGAATTGTCTTGGAGTTACAAGCGCCTTGCCAAACAGGTTTGGTCTCGCCTAACCTGCGGCCTCCAATACGACCGAGACGATGCTGAACCGCTAAGGTCTCAAGCGCCTTACAATCGTGGGAATAACGATCGAGTCTCGGTACTTTCTTGTAGTCACCCATGGCCTCGTCGTACTCGAAACTATACATGGCCAGAGATTGACAGAAATTCGGGAGTTTTCTCTGGCTGTAGCCGGCCTTTTTCTCTCTGTCACAGGTCGGGGCATGAATATGTAAGTGCCGAAAAATCGTCCTGACAGCCGCAATACCCTCCGATTCACGGCGGATTTTAGGCACCTTCAACACAGGGCCTACTCTGAGCAATTTCTTATAATCGTCAATCAGGACAACGCCGGTATTCTTCTGATGCTCCATGACATCGTGCGGGAAATAATGGCCGCCATACGTATAAGGCTTGTTATTGACGATATGGGCGTGATAAGGCGCCCCCCGGCCCACTTCCGAATGATGATCGATAATCCTGATCTCACCGCCCAAAAACTGAGCAAAAATAGCTACCTGTGCATCGTGATAGCCAATATCCCAGAAGGTATAGACCGGGGTGTTCTCTACCCAATCGTAATGACCGATTCGACCTTCTGACCGGGCCTGATTCATCTGACGACCATACACGGCCCCTTCACTCGACAGTTCAAACGGCTCATCGGGCGTCGAGGGATACTGCTGCTTCATATCTTCACCCTGACCGGCCGGTCCGTCCCGTGTGAGGGTATACCAGGCCTTCTGTCCGTCCGTCAGCGGCGCATAGGATTGCTGACGCTCCTGACAATACTTCTGAATAGGTTCGGCGATTTGATCGAAATAACGCTCCAACTCGTCACTCATCAAAATCCCTTCGGTATTGGCTAACGTGTATTGAGGATGCCGCCACCATGGGAAGAAATGAAACTTGATCTCCTTCTTCTGTAAATCGCGGCCTTCCCTCAGCGCCCGGGCTGTCGCCCCTCTCGATGACTGCGCCATTTCGTAAAACAGGCCCGCTGGACCCTCGGCGGTCGATTCCACAAACAAATAACTGCCATCGTGAAGCGTCGGTAAGGCCCCGGTTTTGATATCCCTGGCCTTCTCGGGATAGGTTGCACAAATCTTGCCCAATTCAGAAATGTGCAGCAGGCGGCAGGTAGCACTTACCGTCGATGCGCCGGTTCCCACCCAAATCTGAGAGCCGTTACTCAGGCGCAATTCCATCGAATCACACTTCAACGGAGAGGCCGCCTCCCGTACCTCCCACGGTAAATGCTCGTAAGGATATAAAATCTTGTTGTGGAAGATCCGCTGAGCCGACTTGAGGTTATGACAGATGATTGCGGCGTGCTGATTCGTGTTAAAAACGCAGTGATCCAAAATGAATAAGTCAATAAATGTGGTGAAACCTAACTGGCGGGCCTTCAAAATCAGGTTCCAGTACCACATCCGATGATAAAACCAGTGCTGGGCCGGGCGAAAATTGAACTGACACTCCTCACCCTCATCGTTCACAAAACGATATAAATGCGTCAGACGCCAGTCCCGATCCAGCAAATACTTGGCTATGCGCTTGTCCAAATGTAAGCCCCCCCAGGCTTAAACCCCTACATTTTATCCCACCCAATTAATATGTAGACCTAAATAACTATCTGTGATTAGGACCTTGTAAAAACCATTCCTTAAAACTGAAACGACCTGAGAAATGGTTGTTACAACTCGAATCGAGCCGCCACTATAACGATATCTTAGTAAATCCACGTCGGATTTGCTAAGGGGAATGCCTGAATTGCAACTCATCGCCATACATTCATGTATAAATGACTGAGCTAATCGCAGGCGAGGCACAAAAACAAGAACAGAAGAGCCGTAAGCCCCCCCCCATATAGCTATAGAACGTAGAAAAATGTCCTTGTCAACATACTGATCGACACATGAATATATATGATCGGAATAGCCTTTGTCGAAAAAGGACTGAAGACATCGTCGCTGCCAAGGACGTAAAACAAGACCTAATATGTCTTTGATAAAAATAAATGGGTCACGAGTAGACTCATAGATAAGATTAGCCGAAAGTTCGCCACGCTCCGCATCTGCCCTTAAAAAACCGCAAAAAGGCGAAAGAACGGTTAACTTTAGAAAATTACGACGTTCCATTAAATATTCTCCGGCTCTTCCTTAGTTGCCTCTCTTATAGGTATGTTATTTGCCCAGGGTTTTTATTGTCATTGTAGCCACGATGTGTGCCCTTCGGCTCCGGAACACCCGATTCCTCATCCTCCTTTTCCATCCATTGCTTCAATTTCCTACCCAGTAAGTCTGCCACCGTGGTATCATGATAAGCCTGTCCTTCTGTCCCCTGTATAAATATGTCCCGGCCTCGAAAAGTCGCCGGCTTACAACAACCACTTCGAGCACCACACTTGGGACACCTATCAGGAGGAAAATAAACTGGCCACATTGTCATTCTAAACCCCTACATTTTATCCCCATTCAACATGTTGTATAAATCTGTATGAAACGCTTCGTCCATGTGAAACTGCGATACTCCCCATTGACGTGATTTTGCTATTATCTGTTTCTGAGCCTCGTTGAATTGGAAATCTTTCGGTAAAAAACCTATCTCCGAAATGTGGATCATATTCGGCACAGGCTTACTCTCTGCCTTCAATAAACCCGCAAAAGGCAAAAGAGCAGCTAACTTTAGAAAACTACGACGCTTCATTCGTTGTCCTCCTCTAGAACTTTCTTTAATTTGCGACCCAGTAAGTCTGCCATCGTGGTGTCATCTAATGGCTGGCCAGTGCCCTCTAAATATATACGGCGGCCGCGAAAAGTAGCCGGCTTCGGCTTACCAATAGAAGTATGGCAATTAGGGCATTCCTCAGGTGGAAAAAAAAGTGCTTCCATTATCTATTCTCCGGCTATTCCTTAAATTTATATTTATGTAACCAATAACTCGAATCAGTGGGTTGTGTTTTAACCATGTACCGTGCCATAGGTTCGGCTAGCATCGCCTGTTCATTGAATATTTCTTGCAATCGCCTTTCATCAGATGTTGATAATCCAGAACCCGGCTTTTTATATAAAGCCCAGCGTTCAGGACTCTTGGTCCTTACAAGACAAGAAAAAGGCAATATACCTATCATCTTTAGAAAACTACGACGCTTCATTTGTGTTCCTCGCTGCATTCAAACTCAGGTAAAACCCCCTGGTAAACATACCAGGACTCATCCTCTAACGACTGTAAATATAAATGCCGCCGATATCTATGTGAATTGATTACCTGAACGATAATGTGCTGATTACCATCGTTAGGCTCAACAATTAAACCATCCTGCGGACCACCTGAAAGTTCTACCAACATATGTATTCTACTTGGATTGTCTATTCTAATTTCGGCTTTCATTCGGTATTCTCCCGAAAAACTGAGTAGTTATGGATGTTTTTCTTGAGAAAAACCGTCCTCATAACCCCACCAGTAACCAAAAAAATTCGATAACAAAATTAAAAAAGCCGATATTGCTACAAAAATCGCTATCATTTCAGTATTTTCCCTATTATTTCGATAGAATCAAGGGTTTAATGTCAAGAATCTTTCATTAGTAAGATTTGCTTGTCTTTATGTAATAATTCCTGCTTAAGCTCTGATATAAACGCTTTCTGTTCAGCAACTAAAAGACGATATTGAGTTATAACAGTGCGTAAATCATTTAATTTTTCATCTGTGCTGAGTGCCATGTCAAGAAAACTCCTGAAATCTGAAAAAATTATATGGATGAGGTCTTATATATATATCATACCGGGCGTCCGCTGGCAGGCGTGGGTAGGTCGCGAATCCGGGACTCTCTATTGAATCATTGAACCTCACAACCTCACAGAAACGCACTCGAAACCATTGATAAACCATATCTAAGCCCCGTACATAGCGGATCGGACCTATCCTGAAGGATATACGGTTTTGCAATCCGTAGCCCTGCCCGTGTTATTAAAGCAATAAACCACATTCCTACAACCGGTACTACAACTATATCTCATTTATCCTCTTTTTTCCTGAGTGTCATCGGCGGATCCATCACCTTATCCGCATCAATAATGGCGACTAAACCCGCTTCTTTGACATTAATATTCTGTGTCTCAGCCCATCCAAAGCCGGCTGAGAGTGCAAATTGAGCACCTCTGGCTGTATCACGATTGAACAGAGCTTGTTCATATGACTCTTGAACTAATAGCTTTGCGCGCGTGATTATGTTACGATACTCCTCACTATATCCCCCATAATCCAGTAACGCTTTACGATGCGCAAAACCAAGAGCTAATACTAATCCTGTTATAGTTGGGTTTTCATCTATTATACTACAACTTAGAAAGTACTCTTCGACTGCGCTTTCCATTTCTTTCGGTGTTTTGAAGTATCGCGGCTTTCCGATCGGATTTTTACTTATTTTATCTGCTTTTCTTATCGCTTTATCAATCATTTTCAGGCTTTATCAATTCAACTATTTCCCCCTCTTGGGGGATTCTTTCGATTTTATCGATTTCTGATTGTTTGAGTAATGCGACTATTCCGGCGGTTACAATGCCAGTGATAGGTATAAGATAGGTTATAAGCTGATAGATGTTACTCGGGTCTTCTGGTCGTGGAATGGATATCACTCCGTAGACGACTATAGTAAGTATGAGTATCTTTCGGCTTAGAATGTGGTGTTTAACCAATTCAAGGACTATTTCCTTGATTGCTGTAAAGTCCCATTCCGCTTTCATTTGCAGATTCCCTCTAATTTGGAATACAGTCTTATTATATCCCCGATCTGGTCCCTGAGATCTTGGAGGTATTCGGCCTGGTTTGCATCTTTCTTGCCATTGTTAGCCAAGACTTCACAACGGGTAATTTCCCCGAGGAGCTGATTCATCCTCTTTTCTATAGGCTGGATGTCTATTTTGCTAAGTATTGCCATCATACACCGAGTTTTAACTGGAGTATTATTAAGATCCAGTTTTTGACGGAGAGGTAAGTCTTTTTATATGAACCTCTATATCATTCTGGCTCAGTCTCATCCCGCTCTAGTCTCCAGGGCCCTCGGACACATATCCCGTTACATTTCTGGCCGAATATGCTCTCGTTTGTCCGATTGTCAGCAGGATCGTTTGCCATAGACTTTTATCCGTTCTATTTATATCCTATAAAAAAAGCCGGACCAGCGAGAATTCGGATAAAAGTCTCGCTGTATCCGGCTCATATTCAATCATCCATGATGTATCCATTGTCGATTCCATCATTATATATATTACTATACGCCGGCTATCACAATGCTGTCAAGAGATTCTACGCAAATTCAATAATTTTTTTCTCTTTGGTATACCGTCTATCTGCGTAAATGTCTATCATATCACCACTTGCGAGCCGAAACTCGAATTTGAGGTGGGGTAACATTTCTATGATTTTTTGATATTTTTCCCGATTTTTGTGTAGTGCTTGCCGGGTTCCGATGACTTCGATAAAGACATTACGATTAGCATCATAAAAATCTGGCGTGTAATTAAAGTCCTCGCAATGAAATGTCACCAGCTCGTAAAACCAGTTTTTGTGCTCGAAGAAATGCCGCACAAACTCCATCTCGCGCGGATACAATGAACGTTTGTGTCGCCGCAGACTAAACATATCCCTATGTACTGCTCCCACCATTTCGCCTTGGGGCGGAAATCCTCCAGCATTTTTTCGCTCTCTTTGATAATGGACTTCGCACAATCCGCGTTTCTTGATGTGCACATTTTTCCTGCAACCTTGAATTCTACATGTCTGACTCATTTTCTACTCCTTAAAATAAGTGCAATTATATCATGTAATTGTATTTTGTCAATATTTTATTCAAAAAAATGTGACATAGTTTCCTTGTTTTTACGCAATAAATGCCGATTTTCGCACTTTTTTTCTTTTCTTCCGATTTTTAATTTGACAACTCGACGCAAATAGTCGATAATATAATTAGTATAAAAGGATAAGTTAAGAATGACGACGGCTAAAACAATCCAAATCACAACAATCGCGAGCGCCCGAGGGTCATATGGACTTAGCCGTCGTCTGCCTGGAGGCGCTCGCTTTTTACAGGAGAATTGAAAATGGCAACGAAAAACAAACCAAACATCGACCAGATAATTGCAGATTCTCGGTGCTTCGGATTGGATCCAGATTGGCTCCGGAATGCTCTAATCCCCGCTATTCAGCAGGCCGGGGGATCTGCTATCGACGGCCATCCCGTCCCGTATTCTGTCACTGTATCGCTAGGCGACGAATCTCGATATGTCTGGGCTGATGGTCGTGTCGAGATCAGTAGTACTTGAGCGAGCTTGCTGTGAAATTGAAACCTTCTTAGGAGAATTGAAAATGGCAACACAAAAGATCAATATACGCCAAATCCTCAAAACCATCGGTGCAGACAGAGTACGCCATAATGCCGATGGGAGTTGGGATGCCCTTTGGTATAAGCATCCGCACAATATTGCCTCCAACGGGCACTATGTGCTGATCGGGTGCAACGATGCAAAGGCACTCGATTATTTAATCAGGGCGCATGGCTGGGGTTCGGAATGACAAGTTCAGTGGACTCGCTTTTTGAGAGAATTGAAAATGGATGACAATACACAAACCGAAGAACGTGAGTGTTTTCATTGTGGCGCTGATTTCTCGCCAGAGACACAAGATCAATTCTTTTGCTCCGATGAATGCGAGAATATCTTTAATGCTCTTTTAGGATAGTTTTTCAATTCTCTGCGCCTTGGCTCCGGTCGGGCGCAGGGGATTTTGATCTTTGACAAGTAAATAGCGAGGATGGCAGAAAGCGAGGATAACTATGTTGACAAAATCTGAGTATACCTTTCTATTGATATACAAATAAATCTAAAACAACAAAAACATAAGGGTGAAAATAGATAAAAAAATCGAAAATTTTCAAGCCAAAATATAAATCCTTTAAAACAACATAGTTAAATCAACAAAAAATTTCACTTTCTACTAAAGTTTCCACCTAAAATAACCGTTATAAAATAAAAACAATGTTAAACAGAAAGGAAATTACAATGGACATGAACAGAAACCCCAGTAATGTCGAAATGTGGTTGATTGCTGTGTTATTAAGTATTTTGGTATGTGGAGCTATGATTCTCGCTTCCGGCTGCCATACCATTCATGGCATTGGTGAAGACCTCAAATGTACTACCTCCCATTATATAGGTGATCCACAATGATTCCCCTCCTCCTATTCACTCACTTCAAATATAAGGCAAGGATGCCTTCCCTTTTTTTGTTATGTTTCGTAAAATGGACTGTACTATTTGGATGTCAACCAGAACCGCAAAGCACAACAAAAGAATTTATCGTGACAGCATATTGTCCTTGCAGTAAATGCTGTGCTCCTTACGATGATGACATAACAGCTTCGGGCCACGTGATTCAACCCGGAGATAAATTAATTGCAGCACCTAAAATTATTCCTTTCGGGACACTAATAGATATACCGGGATATGGAGAGAAAGTTCCTGTATTAGATCGGGGCGGTGCTATCAAAGGTAATAGATTGGATGTACTATTCGACACACATCAAGAAGCCCTAATTTGGGGGAGAAAGAAATTGAAGTGCGTCATTTATTGCCCTGATGCTTGAATAGATGTAATACCAAAAACCATTGATTTGGGTAAAACAATCTCACCACAATAAGGCTGAAAAAATGATTTGGAAGACTACAGAAAACCTGCTGCTTATGTGGATTCAAATTGGACAAGGCCATCGCCAAAGCCACAGGAGAATAATGTCCATCGACCGAACAAAATAGATGAGCCACGAAGATATGCAGAACAGCTTGAGCGGGTTATATACCTAATCCATCATCGACGAATTGATTTCTTTCCCTTTTTTTACGCGCCCGGTTTTCCCGCTGCAAAGCCCCGCGAATCCTACTAATGAGCAAACCCCCCTCATATAAATCACAAACCGTTTTATGATTGCAATGCAATAACGTCACGATTCGTATAATATTCATGCCGGGAATACCGGTTTTTTCTTCCCAGGAGCTATCGATGTGCGGGGTCATTTTATTCCTTCCATAAAAAAGGCGGCGGTTTTTCGGTTCCTCAAAAGCATGACAAAGCACAAATGCGATTGACCGCCGCCTTAATCAGATAAGAGCTTTTAGAGCATATGGCACCTCCTTTCTATTACGAGAAAATGAGTTGATCATTTTAGGAATCTTGAAATATCTTTACCCGCCCGACCGCCCGTTGTCACTCTATCTATTCGACATATAGGACAATCGCAATCTTGTACATGTGTCGTATACATTTGGCATCACCTCCTTTCTATGAAAAATGCAGGTATATCACACCAATAAGTAACTTCTTTTGTTACACCTACCCAAATCGGATATGAAATTGTCTGACCAGAGGCAGTATGAAAACTTCGTAAATCAATGTGTGAAATTTTCACCTCACTTTTATCAAAGAACCGAACAACTACGCGGACCCATCTATCTGGTAAGCGATCTTTCACAGATATCCACTGCCCAGTCATGGATTCGTCCTTCCCGCCTTATCCTCACATCGTAACAGCCAATGATAGCGGTCAAAATTAACAAGCACGCCCGGAAACGGTGCAGCCTCAGATTCGTGCAGGCTCACGTCGTTCATGCTCGAGGAGTTCGTGTCGTAACTTATCACGTTCGGCGTGCAGCTTAGTCCGTATAGCAGACCATTTACGCATAGCATCATCATTATGATCTTCGGCAAACGCCGTAACCATTTGGCTCGCAAAATTCGTATCTTTAATGACCCGTCTGATTTGTTTAAGCATTTCATATTTCTGCTTCTCCCATTCTTCGTATTCTTTGTATTCCTTCCATTTGATTTTTTCATCAACAGGTGTTGGTCTCGGCCAGAGCAGCTTCAGTAAGCCGACGATGAAGGTAATAATGCTTCCGAAAGTCATCTGTTACTCCTTAGCAGGACTCTTGTTTTCGGTGGACCAACGAATAGCCGGTTCCCATCGATCGCAGATATACGCCTGATGCACCAATGGATAGCCGGTGAATTTAGTACATTTGATAATGCGATTCCCATCACTCAACTTATACAGACAGTTGCTACAGCTATCCGTGTGATGATAATTATTCTTTTGCAACATCCCCTGTTGGATTTGGGTATTACCTGTCATTTCTTATTCCTTAACGCTCTTTCGGTTTACCAAATGCCTCTATGATCCTTTCTCCGAGCCACTTGGCGACCGGGACAGTGACCGCGTTTCCAACGGTCCGTTCGCGAGCGCTGTTAGGTATTCCGTCAGTCCATCCAGCAGGCAATCCTTGAAGAGACTCCCGCTCTGCATGTGTGAAATGACGTAACCTGTTTTGCGTTTCACAGAAGTAAGTTTCGTCCACCGAATTGCGCCGCCTGGCTCGCGTATTAAGACAAGTAATCGGCGGTTCCGGCGATGCATTCTCTTGTGGAATAATTTCAATTCTCCTATTGCATCCTCAAATTCCTCAGCCAN